TGTCTACTGCTAATAAAACATCATCACCTGCTACTGTAGATATTTCTGATAGAGAACCTACAGCTATAGAGTTAAAGTTTGTTCCGTCTGCAATTAAAAGATTACCTGCAGTATTTGTACCCATAGTGATGTCATCACCTGTTACTGTTAGGTCTCCTGCAATAGTTACATTTTGACTAGCATCTATTGTTAAAGCAGTTGTGCCACCTGTTGCCATTGTGATAACATCTGAACCACTAAATGTAATAGATGTGTTAGAATCTGCATCACCTGCAATACTATCTAATTGAATACTACCTACATTTGTAATAGCTGAATCACTAAAATCTAAAGTTCCTGTAACATCAAAGTTTCCGTCTACTGTTAAGTTACCTTCGATAGTTGCATTAGCACCACTTAATGTAATAGCTGCGGTAGGTGTTGAGCCTGATTTAATTACTAACTCACCACTAGAATTTGTTAAACTACCAAAAGTTGTACCTGCATCTTTAAGTGTAATATCTGCACCATCAGCATCTAATATAATATCTCCACTAGAATCTAATGTAATATCTGTGCCGTCATTTGTAATTGTATCTAATGCAATACTTCCAATGTTACTTATATTTGCATCACTAAAATCTAGTGCACCTGCAACTGTTAGTGTTCCTGATATGTCTACATTACCATTTATATCTACTGTAGTTGCAGCAATCTGTATTTCTGTATCTGCTACTAAATCTAGTTGTCCGTCTGCAGATGAGTTAATAAATATTGCAGTATCTCTAAACTGTATTTTTTCTGTACTAGCTATAAGTATGTCATCTGAAAACTCAAAGTAGTCTTCATCTTCCATCCATTTTAATACACCGTCACTTGTCTCACCATCAAAGGTAATTGTAATATCTGTTCCTGCTGTGGCTGCACCAAATGTTAAAGTATTACCTAATAGTTTTGTTATCGGACCACCTTCAGCACTTGTGCCGTCATGGGTGTGTCCTGTACTAGAAGCGAATGCCGCTAATATTTGGTCGAACTCTGCATTAAAATGAGATGCTTCAATAGTAGCTCCATCAACGATAGTTGATGAACTCTGTCTAGTATAAGTTGCTCCCATGTCTTATCTTCTTCCTCCTGCTGAAAACTCCATTTCAAATCCTTTTAATGATATTGGGTTATTGTTTGTTGCGTCTAATATTTTTGTAGCTACTGTAAATCCACTACCTTCTACTGCTTGTCTAATTAAATCTGAACCTGTAGAACCATACACTGCTGAACCATATGTAGATTCTGTTAATCCATACTGTGCTATATTACCTGTTACAGATAATGTGTATGCCTCTGGTTGTGGAACTTCATCATCACTAAAATCATACTCTAATAAAAAACTAGATGCTAGTGTACCTCCCGGGTCTATGTTCCATATGACCTTCTGCATATTTTTTCTAATACCAGGGTCACCCATAGTCATGTCTGGTGAACGATATACTCCACTTATATTTACTGTAGATTCAGATTGTGTAAATACATTTCCTGATTCTTGTTGATAAACAAAACCATCATATCCACCACTTACAATAGTTTCTACATTAGATATAAATCCAGAATCTGCACTTGAAACTTTTAATCCTTGCATATCTGCGTATTCAAAACCAAGAGAACCTGTGTTAGGATTAGCTTTAATTACTGATATTAATCCTCTTGCAGAGTTTTCATCTTGGTCTGCACTTGTAGGAAAAAATATTCTATACTGTGATTTACTTCTAATTACAAGTGAATTTATATTATGTGTTGTAATCTCGTTAATTCTTTTTTGTACTTGTTTAGATACTGTACCAAGTTCTGTATCGTCAATTCTTTCTGTTCCTGCAATAGTTCTAAGTCCATCAGGTGCTAAGAATATTACATCACCACCAAGTTCCTGTATACTTCTACCGTCTGTGCATCCTATGTTTCTTGTTATAGGAGTAATTGCAAAATTAGCAGATGAAGTTCCTGTTAGTTTAAATATTTTATCTTTACCAAATATAATTAAACTATTACGAAAAGTTCTAAGTCCTACAATTTCTGCATCAACTTTAATAGTTCCACCACCATTGCCACTAGTAAAATCATTAGTTTGATTAGGCCCCATAAAACTAAGTTCTTGTACATTACTAGAGTGTCCTGCAAAAAATATATGGTTCTTAAATATTTCTACAAATTTAAAATTAGATGTTCCTGATGCATTAACTACAGAAGTGCTAAAAGATGTATTTAATATTTGTGGATTAGATGTACCAGTAGTAATAATAATTTTATCTGTACCATCAAAGTTAAATAATCTATGTTCGTAATTTTGTGTGGGTGTTCCTAGTCCAGTAATAGTAGAAGTCCAACTTCCTGAACCTGAACTTGCTCTATTTATAGTGCCACCTCTACCTGCTAAAACTACATCATTAAATATAGCAGTAAACACAACTCTTTCTGTAGATGCAGAAACTTGTGGACAAATGTTAGTATTATACTTTGTTGTGCCTAATACTTTTTTATATCCACCTTCTATATCTGGTTCAAAATTTCTAAGTTGTAGTGCTTCTCCAGGTGACATAGAGAACACATCTTTGTTTAAGATTAATCCTCCACCTAAACTAACAACTGAAGGTTGTACCTGTGCCATTCTATGTAAATGTTAAAACTGATGTGTTGCTTGTTGTTCTAGATGTAGTATTTAAATTTACTCTAGTATCTTTCATATACTCTTGTCTATTTAACATTTCTACTCTAATTCTTTCTACACCTTTTTCATATTCTGCATTTGCTATGTTTGCCATAGGAACATCATTTCTTAATTTATATAAATAATATTTTGCTCTATTAACAACTACATCTGCATAAATATCTGGTAAATCTAAAGTATCTGTAGCTGCAGATAATTCTGTATGTGTTTTAAAGTATTCATAATGCACTGTAAAAATATCTTCATCAGGTATAGGTGATACTCCAAAACTTAAATGGTCTTGTGTTCTATATACAAATATAGGCTTACCATATTGTGAATCACTATTCTTTTCATCACTTGTGTATCTACCTTGTATATATGCATCATAACTTATATACTTTAAATTTATTGGAACTTCATCTGCAGATACTCTGATAAAATCTACCTGCATGTTAGTTACAGTTGTAGGATTATTTATTGTAACAAAGGTTGTTTGTGCAGTTGCAACAAAAGATGTAGATAATATTGCACCATTACCAAAGTTTTCTACTGTTAATGTTTCATTTAAATTTTGTGTGCCTTCTGCTGCAGTTCCTACTTGAATCTTAAATGCTTGACCTGTTCCTACTGTATCGAATGCTCTTACAGTTAATCTGTATTTTTTATTTACAACTGTAGAGATAGATTGTGTTACTGTTGCATCATTAAGTTGTAATCTACCATTACCTGTAGAAACATATGTTGGAGTACCGTCTACAGCTGTCCAGTTACTTATGTCAGATGTAAATTCACCATTAGTAATTAATTCTGTTGGTTTAATTGTAAATGTATCAAAGTCTGCTTTTCTAAATGCAGTGGGAAAAGTATACTCTTGTTGGCCAGTGTTTAATACTTGTGTGTTATTAGTATGTAACCAAGGCCATTCTATTTCAGACATATATAATTCATTAACTGCTTTATTAATAAAATTTTTAGCAGACGTTTGTATACCTCTACTAGAAGTAAAGTTAGAACTTGTTAGTTCTACTTCATTCAGTTCATTCAAAGCTAAATTAGTTAATGTTAAATATGTCTTTGTTCCCATTTTCCACCCATAGTATATTCTCTTAAATTATTTACCTCTTCAGGAGTTAAACATGTAACAGCACTACTTTTTATTGTTTTAGTAGGAAACTGTCCTTGTATTGTTTCTTTTAAAAAATCTTGTTTTGTATTTATAAATATTTCACAAGTTTTATAATCTGTGAAATCTAAAAGTTGATATGTATAAATTTTAGGAGATATTTCCCCATTAAAAAATATTATCAGAGTTATTAAAAACTTCATAAAGCAGGAAGGGGTATAAACCCCTCCCCATATTTGCAATTATGCAAATGATACTTTTTGTGCTTCTGAATCGCCTTCGCCATCAAAATCAGCAAGTACACAGAATACACGGACTTTACAATCCACTGCACCTGTTGCAATTACTAAGTCGATAGTGTCAGCAGCAGCGTACACGCCATAACCGACAGATGTTGTTCCCATTGAACTGTCACCTGCTCTTGCTCTGGTTGTTTCCATACCTGCAGTTGCTGTTGAAGCTGAAACGTATCTATCTACGTCTGCTCCATCACCAAGAGATAATGTTCCAGAGTTACCTGCACCGTCAGCGGTTAGGACATCCATACCTGCATACAAACATAAAGTGTTTGCAGGTACTTCGATTACTTGCACAACATCACCTGCTGCGTTAGTGAAAGAAGAAAAGTCTACAACTTGTGTGACCATTCTTACAGGCTTACCACTAGTTGGTAGACTAGTAGCTGTAGAAGCATTACCTGTTACTGTTAAAGTTGCCATTTAATGTTTACCTCCTATTAGTCTATTGAAATGTGTGATAGAACTAAAGCATTTTCTCTTAATACTTTTCTACCAAACACATGTAAGCCTCTAACTACATCTGAGAAAGATTCAGGGTGTCTAATTACCTCAATCTTTGCAATGTGATTAGCTGTGCATGTAGATGACATATGTCCACCTAATACTTTAAAGAAGTTCGAGGTTGAACTTGCTGCAAAGTTATTTGTCATATATACATCCATGTTCATGATTTTTCCGTCAAGCACTTTACCATTTCTTAATGGTTTTGCGTTTCCGGATGTATCACTCATTAGTTTACTGTTTGCTTGACCTAATTGCTCTACAAATTCAGGACCTGCTAAGAACCATCTGTTCTCTTCAGGTACATCAGCTGCGTTAAGCAGTCTGTTGTGTTTTGAAATTGTATCTACTGGGTCGATTTCACCAGAGGCAAAACCTACGTCTTGGTCTTGACCTGAGCCAGAATCAGCACCTAACACATGGTCGGGTGATGAAGAACTAACTCCTGCTACCATTGCTGCAATAATGTTTTGGTCGTAAGCATTCTTTAGTGCATAAGCACCAGAAGAACTTGCAATCGATTCAAAGTTAACATGTGAGTGTCTCTCCTCAATGTCATCAACTTTAAATGCAAATGCGTTTGCTTGGTCGACTACTAATTGGATTTGGTCATCTGTGATATCTTGTGTATCGATAACCGCACCTCTTGAGTACGCACTTACAGAAATAGTAGGTTCTTTGATGATGTTAACAGTATCTCCAAAGTTCTCGATTTCACCTGCGTAGTCAGTATTTGTAATAGCTTCTACGACAGATGCTGTACGGAAGAACTTTTGGACTTTTTGGGAATAAATAATTGGACTAAAATTCCCGCTAGGTAAGTTATTATTACCTGATACTTTAGAAAAAGCCATCTTTTTCTCCTCCTATTTGTTGTTATTAAAATTGATATGAGTTAACTAATTTATACAATGCGACCTTCTTTGTGAGCAACATCAATTTCTTCTTCAAACTTAGCATACACATCAGGCTTCATTTTTTGTATTTCAGCCCACTTCCATGTCTTTTTATCCGAAGGTGTTTCTGATGGTTTAGTTTTAGAAACTGCTTTAGCTGCTTCTTTCTTTGCATCATAATTTACTTTCTTAGTAGAAAGACCTCTGTCATACTTGTACAAATCTATTGCACGAGCTGCAGATTTTGGATTGTCTGAATTGTCATAAAGCCAAGATTGTATTGTGCTATCTTGAACAGAAGCCCAATCATGAAAGTCTGTGCTATCTCTGATTTCTTTAAAATCAGGATGCTTCTTAGCAAGTTCTACTTCTGCTCTATCTCTAGCTAAAGAGGTTTGTTGTTTTTTAATTTGTAACAACTCCTCTTGCATTTCTTGTTTAGCTTTCATAGTAGCTTCTGTTGTCATTTGCATTACAGAATCATACATGTCTGGATAGTCTTTACGCCATTCTTCTAATTCTTCTTTTGATTTGAAGATTGGTTTTGAGGCTAATGCTTCTTTTTCTTTTTTTAGTTTTAAGAGTTCGTCTTTGTGCTTACCGACTGTCTCATCATAATGCCTCTTTAAGTCATCATATCTCTTCTTAAATACGGCATCTTCTACTCCTACAGGGTGTTCATCTTTAGGTTTCTTCTCGTCAGTTTCTTCCTTAGATTCTTCAGTAGCTGTTGTTTCGATTTCCTTGTCCATCAAATTCCTGTTAGGGTGTTTGTATGGAGTTGGTTTTGCAATTTCCTCTGTTGCTTCAGAAACTTTTTCTTCTACAACTTCAGATTTGTTTTCGTCTTTTTCCATTTATTCTCCTTCGGGGTGCTGTTGGATTCAGGTCGCCCCCATATGCAGGGCCTCTATTGAGAGGGTGGCTGCGTCATCATTCCCTGTCCCATCATAGGTGCAGGTCTTTCACTGGGTTGTGAAACTTGTGGTTCAGGTACTGCTTCTTGCATAATCATACCAAATGATGAACCAAAAACTTTTGACATAAAATCCCTAAACTGAGGAATATTTAATTGAGTAATAATTTGTCTTTCTTCTTCATTTAAATTTTGTAAATTATTTGAAACTTCTCTAGCTGTAATATTTAATTCCATAGGTTTATTTTCAGCAGGTGCTTGTTGCACATCTGCTCCCATCATACCTTGTCTCATTTCTTCTTCCATTTATCCTCCTTAAAATCCTGGTCTAGTTGTACCCGTTGGTGTCTTTCTATTACCCACAGGCTCGATTTTTATTTTTGGAGTAGGCAATGTTCTAGTGTTAGAATATCCCGGTGCTCCTCCACCTTTTCCTGCAAATGCTCCACCAGTAGGCATACTATAATTTTTACCTTTATCTTTTTGTTGCTGTTGTTGTTTTTTTAATCTTGCAGCTTTTTCACTTCTTTGTTTTTGCTGTTGTTGTTGTGCTTCTCTTTGACCTTTTGTTTTTGCTTTATCATAAACAGTTGTAGTTCCAAAAACACCTACACGAATAGGAGCAACTATTTTTGCTCTACC